CTGAAATCGTATAATAATCCGTAGAATGATCCACGGCAAGCATCTCAGAATCGAGAACATCAGCCTGCAATTCCAGATGCGCAAGATTACCCACGGACAAGGGAGTATTAGCGTCCCGAGCAGTTTTTGTGTAGGTCATCAGCTCACCCGTTCGATTATATACAAGCCTATGTATGGAGGAATGTTAGAAATTTCTTCGGCGTCCCACACCGCATTGTAATGATAATGCGGTGCGTTCCCCCCAGAAGGATTAGTAGTCGTCGTCTTCGTCGAGTAATTATATTGGTATGTGGGATAAGTACCGCCTGTGTAAACTGCCATCACGGCCGTTCCTGGCAGGTAATAATAATCTACCACATCATGCAGATGTGCGGGTATTTCGGAAATGGTGAGGGCGTGCCCATCGTCCCATATATTTCCTCCCGGAGTGTTATTTGCCGCTCCTCGAGTCGATCCGATTGCATGAGACTCCGAGGAGCACATGGGAAAGAAATTGCGCATATCAAGCGTGCCATTGCCCCCATCGGCCAACTGCCAGCCAGTGGGTATATTGGCAAGTGCTCCATCCCAGAAAACCATTGCCCCGATCGGCAAACTGGCACCATGCCCTATCAGGGCCGCAGCGTGATCACCCTGCAACGTGTCAGCATCACATAAATCGCCATTGTCGGCACACCAATAAGTGGCATTTGCTAACACTTTGGTGAGATATATAGAATCATGCTTATGGGCGGATATGTCAGAAACGCAACACTCGGCTATCGTTTCTATGATGTTCATAGCGCGAGTGGTGATATCATCTCCATCGCCCAAATTGAGTTTTGTGTATAGCATGGAAACCTCATGACTTTTTTATGAATTTTAGGACCATGTACGGCGGAGTATGATCGACACTGTTTACGGTGACAGTGCACGCATGACTATGTGAGTATCCTGATGCAGTACCGCCTTTGGCGTCATAGGCATACCCAGTGTGTGTCAGTACGCTTCCATTTCGGTAGCAGGCCATCCCAGGGGGATCGAGTTTCCTATTATTTACGTCTGGATTATAAAATTGTGTGAATGTGTGCGTGTGAACAGGCATCTCGCTAATGGTCATGTTGTGACCACCCAAGAAGCCGTGTGGGTTTACCGGAACCTCGGTCATCTGACTTCCGCCCAGGCTCTTCACGGCATAGGTTGCGCCAGCTCCAACAGGGAATTTCCCATTTGCGTCAGTGTACTCTTCCCACCCCGTTGGCAGGGTGTAGCCTGCACCAACATACATGACGATGGTGCCCGAGGAAATAGACGAAGAGCTAATATCATCTGCGGTATGGCTATCCAATGTTCCGGCATTGGCCCCGGACCCCACACCATCTGTGGAAGGCCCAAAGAACTTGGCATCTGCTTCAGACTTCGTGAAATAGATAGAGTCGTGTCGGTGAGCCAGAACTGCCGCAATCGATTCGTCGTACTGGGTCTCAAGTTTTTGGAGGGCTGCCAATTTTGAGGGCTCGTCCATTCCAATTTCTGCCCACACCGTTTTTGTGTATACCATGTTTTACCACCGGTTTTCCGTGAACACGACTTCTAAAGATTCTAAGTTTGTTTTTTCTCTAACATAGACTTGTTTGTCTAGCTCTATGCCGCTACCGGGCGTGGCCGAGCACCCCTGACCGCCCCATAAACCGATATGAGAAATTGCTCCTATTGCCTCTATTGCCGCTATGTAGCAACTTGCATAATCTTTATCGGAGAAATGTTCTACCGCCAACGCAGCTTTTCGGAAGATCTCGGCACCTGCCCGATAAATTACAATGTACTTCCATCTATCATCCGGATCAAAACAAGGCAAATCGTGATCCCCAGGCAGCGCGCCGCAACCCATAGTAATAAGAGTCGGCGTGCCCGGTTCGCTGATCTCACCGGTGCTGATATCGAGTGTGCCTGGGAATGTGAATCCGTCGTAGGTGGTCGCCTTGAGGTATTTGTTTGCGTACAGGCCAGGCTCCGGGTAGCATGCCAATGTTCTTTCTGAGATTACTCCTAACCAATAGTTAACGCCGGCCACGACCTCAATAGGCGGTACAGGGACGTCATTCCATTGCCCCCCCAAAGTCGACGCACTGATGTCGTTCGCCGTGAGGAGATCTCCAGGCTTAATACAAAATCCTTGGATACAAGATCCCACGGCCATGGAACTGTAACCAGACCCTGCCGGATTAGGGAAATTGTATGTTCTGAATGTCTGACCGTCTAGGTACCGAACTGGCGTAGTAACTGGATTTATACCGACGGCGTCAACATCGGTTATGTACGCCAGCCAATAATTTGTGCCCTCTACTACGTCAACAAACGTGCTGAGAGGCACTGTGACCCATCTATCGGCGTGCGCTATATGCCCCTCAACCGCCCAATTTCCACTATATTGAGCGAGTAATGCGCCCGGCTCGCCGGCATCATCTGCGTATATTGCTACTTTTATGTCACTTTCTATCTGCATGTAGACATTTATAGAGGTCATCAATCCGCTTGCGGTGGCTGCGAATTTGTGCATGTAAAGGAAATTACCTCTCCGATAACCGGTACTTATGTCCATCGAACTGCCAAGTAGTTGGGTGGTACTGTCTGCATAAATAGCGGCTTTCGCGTTCCCAGTATATCCGGCAGTTCTGCCATAAACGCGTATTTTGTCCGCGATTCCACTGAACAGAGCAGCAAATTGTATCAAATAGAGGCAATCGCTTGACTCCCCCCAGAGTGTGCCAGACGGAGAGTTATACCCTCCCAGAGTTGCGATATCGAATGGTGTGACCGAGGCGAACGGGTTGGGATAATCGACCTCTTGCCAGGTATTTGCGAATCCTGCCAATACCAGCATGTCTGCATCGTTGAGTGCGCCGAGTTCGATCTTCTTGCTTCTGGCTTCATGGTTGATGTCCTTGTAAACATCCTCCCACTCGGTCGAGGCGGGACCATCGCAGCATGTTATGGCGTACAACGGCCCTCCACCGTCTTCATCTTCTGTGATGTGGATATTGGTGATCAGATAATCCACCGGAAAATCAAAGGCAGTGAACTCTACAGATAACATTGTTCCGACCGCAAACTCATTCGATATGGTCTGGAAATCAAATTTCTTAGCATCTCTGGAATATCTAGATAACTTAGCTTCTGCTGCGACAATAGCAGCATTCGCCGAGGTCATCAACGATCCAGACATCACCTCCTCTATTATGCCGGATGTACCATCCAGAGCTGCCCTGGCGGCGATCTGCGTAAAATCCGAAGCCGAATTAATTACTTTGTACAGACCATAAAAAACCACTCTTAGGGTATCGGATGTCTCTAGAATTGTCCCGGAGGAATCCTGGGTAATTGTATCGGAATCTTCGTTCCAGTAAAAGTCGTGGCTCCCATCTGCATCTACCTGGCCGATACCTACGGTTTTCACAGAACTATTGACGATGACAGTGGGTTCAATTGCTACAGATCTGGAGAGCTTGAATGTTCGAGTCTTCCCGTCTCCAGCAAAATCTTCAGTTAGTTGGAGAGTTCTGCCCTGACCACCAATCGAATATTGGCGATTTCGGTATTGGTCGTTTCCTATACTGTAATTATAGGAATCCTCAATGATATCATCGTCCGTAAGAGCTCTCGGCGCGTTGTAGGTAGTTGGAGCGATGAAATACAATTCTCTGGATTCCGTGATGAACCAGATAAATTCTGAGTACTCCGCCAGGGCGTCGAGCGCTTCCGTCAGTGTTGAATACCCGGCCCGGAATTCAGGGATTAGAGCTCCTTGCTGGATCTCTCCAATCGTGACGCCTTCGTCTACTAGAATTGTGTTGAAGATAGTGGTTACTATGTCCCCGGCATGTTGGTTCTCCACTGCCATGAAGAGGAGCCGCTTGTCGGCGATCCAGTTCCAATCAACACAACTAATATGATGCACGCGATGATTTACCGGCCCCTTGATCCGCTCTTCTTCGACGATTTCGATGACTCCTCCGAAAAGAAGATTATAATCCGCGTCTCGAATTTCTACTACCTGGCCCTGGTAGTAATGCCAAATCGCGTCTTCGTCCCAAATGGCGAATTCGGCGGTGCTTCTCCCAAACACGACAATACCGATATCAAGCGACCCCTCCAAATACAGAGGGCCTCGGTATTCTCCGGCATATTGAGTATATAGTTGCTGACCGCCAACGGTAATGAGGAACATCTTGTCTGCTTCACGCTCCAAACTGATTGAGAATTATGCTTCTATGCGTGCTGTTCTTCAACAAAAGATGTGAAAGAAAATCCAGGGGCGTTGACCCCCTGGCACTTATTTGGTTTTCCCGAGTTTGAGCCTGAGGCGCTTGGTCGCGCCGGTCATTACCTGTCTGGTCAGTTCTTTTCCAGTGATGTCCACCACTATCACCAGGGTTTCGCGGTCGCTTGCACTGGAATCCGAGACGGGCCGTGTGTTGGCATTGACGACGACATTACTACTTCCACTCTGACCAACGATACCACCGTCTGCAAAAGGCTGGATACCGAACTCTGGTAAGATCTGGCGTAAGATGTTCCAACCTGCAACTTTGTCATCCAATGGAACGCAAGCCTCTCGGCCAGCTTCCGCGATAACTGCTAGAGTGGCCTTGTCGAAAATATCTCCTTTTGCTTCAAACGGTACCTGTGACCATCTATCACCATAACTAGATCCAGCACTGGCAGTAGACTGGATACCGAACTCAGGTAAGATCTGTCTCAGGATCTCTCGTTCTCTTGATACGGTATTGTTAGTGTTGTTCGTGGTGTTGATTATGGATCCTGCTCCTGTAACTCTACTGTT